ATTATAATCTGCACAAATAAAGAAAGCCCCGAAGGGCTTTCTATCAGATACGGATTAAATCAGCTGCAAATACTGAATCCCAATCAACACGAGGAATTTGCCTTAATTGCTCCAGACTGTTGAATCTTTCGCCTGACAAAGAAAGTTGTAAATCCTTAATATCTTTTGCAGTCTTAAGGCCAACTCCTTTGATGTGATCAGCAATCATTTGAGCGGTAGCACCATTGATATTCAATCGAGTATCAGTTGGAAACTTACGTGGCTCATCTCCTTTTGCAACATCTTTAACTTGAAGTGTTTTAACTTTCTTCGTTGCTTCAGGATCCTCAATAATCTCGGTTTTATATACAGTAAAGACGCGTCCGTCTTGGTCTTCAACCATCAACCAATCGCCGTCATCCCATTCTGTAACAACCTTAATTCTTGCTTTGGTTTTCTTGTGCTGATAGAGCATAGGGACCAGCTATTTATTCACTGGTCCCATACTACTCTAATTAATTATCAATAGCTATTGATAATCAGGAGGCAACCTTGTAAGGAAGGTATTGCTCCATGTCGTCATATTCAATCGCCACATCGGGACGAATGAAGCAGACTTCACACAGGATGTAACCGTAGCGGCTAGCGGCTTTGTCAGCATCAGAGATAGCCCAACCACCATTCAGTGAAGTGGAGTTGGTAGCTGCCTTGGAGTAGACGCGGAACTCTTGATCAGCAGTCAGCTCTTCATAGAGCATCGGAGCAGTCAAGGTGGTAGCGGTCTGGAAGGGGTTGGTGCTGAGGCCACCAGTACCAGCTGCAATGTTGTTAGCAGTAGCAGTGACGTTTGCGCCTTCGACAACACCAGAGAAGCTCACAGGAGCGGAAGCGGTACCAGGACCGAAACCAATCACCTGAGTAGCGCCAGAGGTAGTCAGACCGTCTTCTGCGACACGGCCATCACCCCAGCCTTGGGCCACGGAGATAGCAGTGCGATAGACGTAAGCAGGACGCTCAGCGTCAGCAGCAACCACTAAGCCGGTGATGTCAGTCCGGGTGTCATCATTCTTGTAAGGAGAAGGAATGGTGACGCGTGAGACTTGGGTATAGCCATCACCAGTGGCGGTGGTGACTTGGACATAACCACGCAGTTGGAAGAACTGGAAACCAGGGTTAGCCAGAACGGAGGTAGGACCTGACGAAGAAGCGTCGTTAACGGTCCCACCAGTCGTATCAATATTTTGATACCAACCATTCAGGGGCTCAGTCATGTCCCCTGGATAGATTTTCTTAGCAGATAAGTATGCCATTGAATGTATTCCTCTTATGGTTTACGTTTTAAATTAATCAGACGACACCGTCATCGGAGACGAAGCTAAATGCGGTGGTGATGAAGTCCTTGTTCAGAACCTCAAAACCAGCATAGAGTTGCCAAATCAAGATGATGAAACGGCTGAAGTCATCGTTGTTATTAATCAGCACCTGAGCATTCGGGCCACCGATACCAACACCAACGGACTGAGGGCCAAAGAAGTAACCTTGGGCGACTTCTTCAGAAGCGTAATTGCTACCACCATCGAAGGAGGCAGTCACGTTCTTGGTCGGGAAGTTGGTTGACTCGAAGAACTTAACACCTTCAAACTGAACGCCAGTCGGCATCACAGGCTCACCAGCCAGGAAGTAGCCCTGACCAGCCTGGGGACCCATGTAAAAGCTGGTGTTGTTAGGCATCATGGGGTTAGCCATGAACATGCCCTGACCAGGGTTGCCGCTGTAACGAGCAATCTCACGGAAGTCATTGTCACGACGCAGATGCATCATGAACACGGGATCGCAAATACAGCGATACAGACCATCAGCAAAGGTAGGAACGTTGCGCTTACGCAGATCCTTCACAACCTCCAGGAGGTCGGTGCGGACGGAGAACTGCTGGACTTGAGCGGTGTACTCAGCAGCGGAGTAAGAAACACGACCTTGGGAATCCTTAGCCTTGTCACCAGAGAAGTAGTAGCCACCTTGTGAAGAGGAAGCTTGACCTTGAGCCTCAGCTTTGGCAAGTTCGTCAATGAAGACGCGGTCACGCCAACGGCGATAGTCGTCGAGCAGGGTCAGAGAACCGATGCTCTGGTGGAACATGTTCAAGTTGCCGGTGTCCAGCAGCAGGCGCTGGGCTGTGACGAGGGTCTCGCGTGCAATCTTGAAGGTTGAAGGTTGGGTCGGATCACCCGGATCCGCAGGACCGGTGTATTCCTTCAGCACAACAAGCACCTTCTCCTTGGTGATGTTGCGGCTGTTAGCAGTACCAATAGTCTGGTCAGACACGCGCTCACGGCTGTCCTTAGTACCAGGGGTACCCCAGAACTTATAGCGATCGAGTTGAACAGTTTGACCGGGCTGGGAGGTGAAATCGTGGACGACCACGGGCTCCACAGCCATTTCGCAAATGTATGCGGGGTGCGGACGGTAAAGCTCCGCGCCTAAAATTTTAGGAAAGTCGTTGTCTAAAAACACTTTCTTTTATCCTCCAGTGTCTCGGGTAAAATTTGTCGGGACGAAAGATTAGAACTAGAGTTCTATCTAAATAAAAGTTTAGCAGTCTTAAATATATTAAGTGCTAATTACTACATGCCAACGCCCATTGCATAAGGAAGCAGTGAACCACCCATTGCTTGGCTTGCCATATAAGATTTCATATTTAAACGTGAGTTAGTGGTATTACTTGAACCAGGTGATTCAGGATCAATACCAAGGCCAGCCATGTTACCAATGTTGGCAACACCACCGCCAATAGCACCACCTAAACCAGTGGCAAGACCTAAGCCACCAATAGCAGCACCAGCGTTAGTAAGTGTTTGAGGAATCAAGATAGAGGCGTCAAGAGCCTCACGAATCTGTTGATCAGTTTTACCCTCTGTTCTCATACGTGCTGCTTCACCTACACGAGCTTCAGCTTTCATGCGTTGTCCTCGATCAAGAGGAACTGCACGATTTTGAGCCATATCTCTTGCATCTTGAGCAGCCATTTTGGAAGCCACTTTAGATCTTGTGTAAACGCTGGGTAACATGGCACCAACACCTGCACCTAAAGCACCAGCACCAAGAGCTTCTAACGCTTGACGACCGGGGCTTTTATCTTCTCCTTGATTACCAAGTAAAGAGGCCCCGGCAGCGATGCCGCCGCCGAGAGCCATAGATGCTGCAGGGTTTGCCATTAATTGTGCATATTTACCTGCAATCATTAGATCACTCCATAACAAACAGTTTGTTAGACATCGTCTGAGGAGACGCTTGGTTAATCACACGCCAGGCTTGGGTGGGATCGGTTTCCATTTGCTGCTTAAAGGAACCCCAGAAATCTTGGGGAGCCTGAGGAGCCTGGGCCTGAGGGGGAGCAGGCATGCCTGCAATCTGCTGACCAGTGATCTCCTGAGTCGGATAACCAGGGGTTTCCAGTTCAGCCTCATTTTCATACACAGGGCAAGGACCTTCGGGTCCAAAATATGCCAAGGTGTAATCAGACAGAACGTCAGGATTAGTCAGGATTTCGTTGTAAGCAAGGTTTTCACGATGCTCGTTAACAGCGAAATCGGCATAACCCATCAGAGTCTCATTAGCTTGCTCGCCCCATGCCACTGCACTATCAAGCATTCCCTCCAGGTTGAGGGCGTACTGATTCAGAATGGCGGGTGCTTCGGTGCCGTAGTTGGCGACCACCATGCGGCTTTCAGGACTCCATTGGAGCAGATCCGCCACTTCTTCTAAGGAGCTGGTCGAGGAAGATTGGGAAGAGTTGGGCAATGAGGTCTGGCTTGTTTGCCAGGTCTGCTGAGCCGATTGTGCCGAGGTCGGATCCAGGGCCGGAGCCTGTGAGCCCCAGTTTGCCTGGGAATACTGAGCCGGAGCCTGAACCGGGGCCTGTGATGGTTGACCCTGGAACGGGGATTGCACCGGGCTGCCCAGCAGATTCACCACCTTGTTGAATGCCGATTCCCAGGGATTCCCCTGAGTCGTTGCCGCTTCCTGGGATTGGGGGGCGAATTGAGACGGGTTCGATTGGTAACTGGTAGTTCCCTGAGGAGCCGTCTGAGGTACTGCCTGGGGGAAGTACGTCCCCACTGGTGCCTGGGTCTGTGGGGCTGCCGGAGCCGGAGCTGCCGGTGCTGCCGCCACGTAATTGCTTGGTGCCACTGACTGGGGGTTCGTCTGTGGGATCGATTGGACGGTAGCGTCCTGCATAACTCATCTCCTTTTGTAACGCTTCGAGAGTTCGATACAGATAAGGGGTTAAATCCAATCTCGGGTCAGCTGCCATTGGCAAATCTGGAGCTTGGGGATGGGGAGTCTGCATCATTCCCCCCACTAATTTTGCAAAGCTATTGTATGCGCCTTGCAATTCATTAACCATTCTGAACGGGAAGCCCGAAAGCATTTCCGCTCTTTCCTCATCAGTTTTTGATGGGAAAAGATATTTCAGTGCTTCTATGCTATCAACACCCAATTCTTGTAAGTTCCTTACAACAATCGAATTGTTCAGAATATCCTGTGTTGATTCCTCATACACAGGACCAAGCCAACGCCAAAGCATTGACACATCGCCGTCTGGAATTAAACCGATGACGCCGGGTGGAACCATTTGAGCTTCCACACAGGCTTTCATTAATGCATTAATACGTGAATCATATTCTTTCATAGCCATTTTATACATTTCTTTTTCTTCTTCTGATGCACCTGGCTCAAGAGGAATGGGCTTCTCAACCTCTGCAGCACGAGCCAAAGTATCTCTAAACATCTTCTCTTCTTGGAAGATGATCAATTCAAAACAACGACATAAACCATGCGTGTAAATTGAATTTGCTTTTTTCTTACTGGTCGCTGCAACGCGACCAAACAAAGATTTATATTCGGTAGCAGTAACACCAGCAGAAATTGAGAGTTCGTCTACACCTCCTAGTGCTGTACGGATTTCTTCTCGGTATTGCCGCACAAATGCATTTTGATCTCCAGAAATCGCATCAGGAACAATATAACCAACTCGATCATTCGGCTCTAAGTTTGCAATAACTCTAGGCACACGCATTTGACCATCAACACCACGGGTGATGGGATCTTGTTTAAAGGTTGAGCGTGACATGGGAGACATGCTCTGGAAACCTGAATTAGCCGCAATAGAAGGCCGTTGGGGACCAGAGTCATTCCCTGGTTCCATTAGGTCAGTTTTAGGACGAGAAGACAGCAGGGTTGGATTACCAAAGAACTGCAAGTTCTTCTTCATGTTCCGCACTAAATCATCATGCGTAATGATGTGCTGTGCTAATTGATCAAATTCACCGCTTCCCTCCATGGAGAAGCCCTTGGGGTTATTAAAGATCTCTACACAAGGAATGAATTGAAGAGCATTAGGGAAACTATTTGTTTTCCCTGGTGTCATCATATTGACATTATCAAAAGACAGTTCACCTTCTGAATGTGTTTCTTCAATGATGTCTTGTTTAATTGACAGACGGATATAACGCTTTTGTCCAGGGGTTTCGTTGGGAGAGTTAGCAAGATTATCAATACCACCAAGACCAATGTCTTGGTACATACCACCTTTATTAGTTTTTACCTTGTAGCTATAGATGATGACAACTTCTTCTAATTCGCCATCGACGTTGTAATAAGAGCGATACTCGTGGCTACGAAAATAATAGAGACGGTAATTACTCTTAGTAGGCCGGATATAAAAAAGCCCTTTTCCATCGCATAGGAAATAATCCCATATTGAATCAAGACGCGTATCTAATTTGTTATATTTGACAACTTTATCGATAAAGTCTTTGCGTTGATTGCCAAAGTTATCTTGTGATGGAAAGAATTCAACTCCTTGGCGAATGCCAAACAGTTTCATCTGTGCGATATGGCCTGCAACAATACCAGTATCTACGTACTGACTACCATCCCGTTCAATGTACGCATTAATAATTTCTTGGAGACGGGCAGTTGTTTCAGCCATTATTTACCAGTCTTTGATTTATACATCCTAGCAGCTTTACCAGCTTTCTTTGCTTTCTCAGTGTTA